CCTTGTCAACGGCGTTGCGGAAATCAAGCAAGATGTCGGCACGCATTGCACCGGCAACGGTGAACGCTCTCGTGTGCATTGCGCCCTTGAGATCGTTCCAGCGTTTTGTAGGAAGGTTGATTTTCTGCTTGAAATAATCAACGGCTTCCTTGTACGCACCTTGCTTGAAACCGAGTTCCTTAGCCATCGATAATGCCTGCTTTCTTGAGAATTGCGAAACGACCTGCGAGGTCTGCGGCAATGAATGCCTGTTCCATTTCGTCTGCTACTTTATCCATCGGCATTTCACCAAAACAACCACCGAGCTTGTCGCGAACTTCTTCGAGACTCTTTGCGTTCTCTACGAGTTCGCGGATGGGTGCGAGGAAATCGATTTTTTCACATTCGTCTGCAAGGTGCTCGGTGAACGCGTTCACATTGTTACGGAGTTCGTGGCTAGTGTTGCGGACTTTAGGCTTCTTTTCGGGGCCTTCCGCAAACAAGCTGCCTTGCGGCTGGACTTCGAGCATTTCAAAGTATTTCTCGTCGATTCCATAGACATCGGTGATGTACTGGGCGTTGAACTTCACACCAAGCTGCGTGAGCTTCACGTCGCGTTCGAGGCGGGCTTGCTGCAAGTCTTCCGGGAGGATGATGTTCATCCACGGGATTTCTTTTTCGTTCGGCCAGTTGATTTCGTAAATCCAACGGATGAGCTGGTTCACGCTCGATTCAATCATTGCTGCGTCATCGAGAGCGAGGTCTTCACGGACATCGTTGTGCACGGTCGCCATCGCCTGTGTGCCGCCCGAGCTTGTCTGTTCAGTTGAAAGCGTTTCGCCAAGCCAAGCTTTGCTCATTGCGGAGTCAGCCCAGCGAACGATTTCGCTGTGCGGGTTGTTCGTTCCGTTCCCGGTCTGCAAGAGTTCAACGGAGCCGGTTTGCGGGATGACGGCGACCGCATCGCGGATAAGCCCGGTAAGCATTTTCAAGAATGTTTGTTGTTCGTCGGTTGTCGCCGTTGGCGGGCATTTGCCGATTGCTTTCGGCATGCCGTACTTTTCGACGAATATCATCCAGAACTTGAGACCGCCCTTCTTGAAAGCGAGAGGCCAAAAGCAACGGGAGTAAACCGAGGTGCCGTAAGGGTTGATTGCTGTCGGGCGGTTGCGTGTAACGATGAACTTGCGGTCGGGCAATTCTTCGCGGGTTCCGTCCTTCGTCTGCAAAAGCAGTTTACCGTCCGCATCGAACTTGAACCATTCCTGCTTGCGGTCCTTGATTGCCGTGGGCAAAATGAGCACGCCCATGTCGGTCTGCACCGCATTCCAGACGATTTCGTGAACGGCGAAACCGTAACCGATCGCGTCGAGCATCTGCGATATGGTGTTGCGGAGGTCGATGTTCCAGAGGTATTCCTCGACAAACTTCGCTTTCTTCGCGTCGCCCTTGCTCCCGTCGATTGTCCATGCGCGGCTCGTGATGGAGGCAAAGCGTTTGTTCTTGACCGCATCGAGGTGAGCGTCTATCATTTCGCGATAAACCTTGATGTTGCCGCCGTTTTTCTGTAGGATGGTGTCCGGGTTCGGCAAGTAGTCAAGGCCCGACACGTATTCCGCCACGTTCCGGGTCGCGACTTCCTTCGCAAGCTGCAAATCGCGCTTGTTCTGGGTCTCGTTCTGCTTTTTCTTGTTCTTTTTGCTCATGCAATCCTCGGTAGTTTTCTAATCCTTTTGAATCGCCGTTCAAATTCGTTGAAAAATGATTTTTTAAAGTTTTACGTCCGCTTACTAGGGTAAAAGAAAAACGGGCTTAAAAGGGCCTTTCTGTGCGATTTTCAGAACCCCCTGAAATCGGTGCTTTCTAGCGCGTATGGATTCGCGGTCTGTACGAACAGCGGACCCGCCGCGTTTGCGTTCTTGGCGTGGTATGCCAAAGCCGCTCCCCAGAAAAAGTCGCCGTGCCCTTGCTCGGTGCTCGCGGCATCGTAACGAACATTGCCCGCACTCGTCACGATCTTTCGTACCGCGTGGATGCTTTCGGCCTGTTCGTCCTCTATGCGGCTTTCGACTCCGGGGAACTTCGGGCATTTTTCAAGGATGATTTTCTGGTCTTCGAACGCCTGTAAAAGATTGATGGCGAGGTCAGCCTTTACGGTGTTCGTAAAAAGCACGCCTTCGACCTTGACGGAGCCGAAGCGTTCCATGGCACGTTCGGTGAACTGGTCGCCGCATCCGGTGCGGTCTATGCAGGCTCTGATAAGGTTCGGAAGCTTGAGGAACTTGTAGAGCTTCTGTTCAAGGAAGCTCCATTTCTTGTTCTGGTAGGCTTCGACGGCACGGCAAATCAGGCGGTCGCCAATGTCTTCAAAAACGTAAATGACGTAAAGGTGACGGTGGCGTGCCACGTCGCAACCCAGGTAGAGCGGGCCGTGTGCCTTGTCAATGCCCAGCACGCCTTGGCGTTCACAGCTGTGAATGAGCTCATAGCTGATCATGGCCTTGGATTCATCCTGCGGGTTGCAGCAGTATTCTTCTTGCCAGATAGCTTCGGTCAAACAGCCTTTGTGTTCCTGCTCCAGCCATTCTTCGCGTTCTTTCCTGGAGAGTTTCTTACCGCAGATGCGGTCGGCAACGCCTTCCTCTACTGCGAGCTGGATTGGCACGGTGTGAACGCTGTAGTCAAGTTCGCCTTTTTTGCACTTCTCGATGAGCTTGTAGAAGAGCGAGTTCACGCCGTTGTGGGTTGACAGGATGCGGATGGGATAGCCCCACATGGCGGCGGGCTTTGCGGCTGCCCACATCTTTTGGTCGTTTTCGTGGTGGGCGGCTTCGTCCCAGACGATTTTACCGCCTTTGGAGCGGAATGCCTTGGGGTTGCTGGAGAGCACGTAGATTTTCGAGCCGTTGTTGAACTCGATAATTTTGCTCTTGATTCCTTTGTCCTCGTCGGCAAATTCGCAGTCCTCGATGTCTTCGGCGTTGATTTCTGCAAGTGCTTTAGCGATGGCGTTGAGTTTTTGGATCCACGATTCGCAGTAGTCGATGTATTCGGCTGCAGCAGTCATGTCTGCGGAGCTGAAAAAGACCTTGAGTCCGGGCTGTTCTATACAGTCCTGAACATCTTCAAAGCTCTGCACCCACGTACCGCCAATGCGGCGGGACTTCTCAAAAATCTTGACTTTCGACTTGTCGGCTAGCCACCGCTTCTGATAGGGAAAAAAGAATTCGGTCAACGAGGCCATTACGCTACACCCAGTTCTTTCTTGATGGCGTCAAGCGCCTTCTTGGCGCGTTCTTCCGGGGATAATTCGGACTTGTTAGCCTTCGGGGCTACTGATTCGTACTTGCGGGCATGTTCTGCCGTGTCGATGATTCGCTGGAGGGCGGTGTAGCGTTCGGGTGCAACTTTAACTCCGTCAAGCTCGTCTTGCTTGATTTTGCGGGCCATGACTTCGCCTAGCTCAAAAAGCTGTGCGTGAAAGTTCTTTTCGCCACCGCTTATGGCGACACGGGCTTCATCCCAATGGTCTTCGGATTTCCATGTCTGCAAGGTGCGGGTAGAAACGTTAATAGCCCGGCTGATGTCTGCCAGGCTCATTTGGTGGATGGTGTAGAGTTCCTTTGCGCGGGGCTTGAGTTCAGCTTTGCTCATTTATTCCTCCCGTGAAATTCCATGCAGCACGCCCTTATCGCTTCCATGGCCTGCCTTTGTTCGTCGGTGTATTTCTGGAACAGCGTTTCCCAGCGGGTGTTCTCCGCGGCTTGGGACTTTTCCCATTTGGCGTTTTCGTTCGTATAGAATACGGCCAGCATCAAGGCGAATACGATGCTGATGCCGAACTGCTTGAAAGCTTCAATCCAAAAATTCTTGTCCATATAGTGCCTCGCAACAAACTTACTTGATGAACCGTGACATAGGACATGACTCTGTCATCTCCTCTTTCGGTTTTCTGCTTGTAACTTTGAAGCCATGAAAGACAAAAAAATTTTGAAATCCGATGATCTAAAGGAACCGTGGGTCGAAGCGTTCAAGACGGGCAAGGTCACAGACATGGCCGGTGTCGAGCACGACTTTAGCGAAGCGGACCTCGAAGATTTGAACGAGGGAATCCACGAACAGCTCAAGGCCGGTTACCAGCCTCCGCTCGTCAAGGGTCACCCGAAAGTCGATGATCCTCGTGTCGGTTCCATCGTTGATTCGAAGGTGGAAAACGGCGTGCTCAAGGTGAAGCTTGACGACGTGAACAACGACTTTGCTGAGGATGTTAAGAAGGGCGGCTTCAAGTACCTTTCAGCATCCGTTTACAGCAACTTGAAAAAGGGTTTAAGGCACCTCGGGGCTTTGGGCGCACACGCCCCCGCGATGAAGGGGATGGCACCGATCTGCTTTGGCGAAGGCATGTTTGCCGATAGCGACAAGGGTTCGACAGAACAGGATGTGTGCGTGTTCGCAGAATCGTTTGCTTGGGATAGGCTTGTCCCGGCATCGATCTTTGAACGACTTATCTGGAAGCTTGATTCGCTTGGTTCGCTTTTCCGCAGTCAGCGTGAACAGCTGATTGAAAAGGAAGGCATCGAGGCTGCCGACAAGATGATCCCGGAATACGCTGTAAAGGATATCGAATCCGTGCGTGATGTTATCAAGGATTCGAACAACTTCCCGAAACAGACTGTCATTGAAAAACCCACTGCGGACACCGCACCTTCCTTCGGGGAACCGGGGGAAGGAAGCGGTAGCGGTGAAAATGCTACTGAGAAGGAGAACGGTCAGGGTTCGCCGGAGAACGGGAATCCCGATCCTCAACCAACAACGCCCCCTCGCGATGAACCGACCGCTTCTATCCCGGAAGGTAATTCTAGCGAAGCGACGCGGTTGAGCGAAGAGAATGCCGCACTCAAGGCGGAAAATGAGGCTCTCAAGGCTGACAAGCTTGCGGCGCAGCGCCTCCGTGCCGGGGCGGCGTTCTCGGAGACTTTGGACAAGGCGATTGCCGAAGGGCGTTGCAACCAGGTGCTCAAGGATAACCTCATGAAGGTCTTTGGCATGTGCCAGGAAGTGCCCGTCGATGGCGAAGGCTGCTTTGGCGAAGGCGATGACCGCGTGAATGTCGCGGATGTGCTTGCCAAGACGGTTGCCGCCCTCCCGAAAATCGTGGAGTTCGGCGAGGCTCCGGGAATGCACGATGCACCAAAGATTTCGTCCGGTGAAATTCTTGCGAAGTACAAGGCTGAACAGGAATCGAAGGGCCGCGTGATGACCTTTGCCGAAGCTGCGGAAGAATGTTTCCGCGAACAGAATTAACAAAAAAGGAGAATCCCATGAAGGGTAATGTCCTCAATTTCACGGCGTCTGTCGCCGTTCCCGCCTTCAGATTTGTCGCTCTTGGCGCAACCGAAGGTTCCATTGCACTCGCTTCCGCTGGCGGTGATGCTGTCGGCGTGAGCTATGAACTGGATGCAGCGCAGGGCGCACGCCAGGACGTACAGCTTGACGGTATCGCCGAAGTTACCGCCGGAGGCGCTTTCGCCGTCGGCGCAAAGCTCAAGGTCGGCAGCGACGGCAAGGCTGTCGCCGCTTCTGCCGGTGATGCGTTCGTTGCAATCGCGCTCGAATCTGCCGGTGCAGACGGCGACCGTGTGCGTATCAAGCTCGAAAAGGGTGCGGCAACCAACGAAACCACTTTCAAGGCCGAAGAAGCCATCGGCAAGAACCTTTTCGTGAAGGCCGGAACCGACACGGACAAGGTCAAGAAGGGCACCGCAGGTGCCGCCGTGCTCGGTGTAAGCGGTGACGAAGACACTGCCAGCGGCGCAAATATCGTCGTGCAGACGAGCGGCAACGTGAAGGTGACCGCTGGCGGCTCTGTCGCAGTCAGTGCACGTGTCGCTTGCGATGCGAACGGCAAGGCTGTTACGGCTGGCGCATCGACCGAAACTTATGGAGTTGCTCTCACTGCGGGTGCATCGGGCGACCTTATCACGGTCGCTTTTGGCTACGCAGGCAAGACCGCTGCGGGTTAAACTTTAACAAGGACAAAAACATGAAACTGAACAAATGCATTCTCATGCTCTTTACCCTCGTGTGTGTTCTGTGCTCCGTTGCTGGTGCCGACACGCTTACTGCCTGCGGCATCCCGCAGATTGTCGCCGACATTTTCGGCTCTGACGGCGGCTATCTTGCAGCCGGCTTGATTCTCCCGATTGGAGAACAGCAGACCGGGATTGTGGCCGCCTACCAGAACAAGAAGCTCATTGCCGATCAGGTGATGCCTATCAAGGTGCTTGACGGCCCGGAACTCGCGTTCAAGTATTACGAACGCACCAAGGGCGACGCCTTTACTGCTACTGATACCCATGTCGGACGTACTTCCGCACCGAATATCATCCACCTTTCCGGCGAAGAAAAGACCGGTGCTTGCGTGCCCCACGGCTTGCAGGATATCGTGCCGAAGGAAGATATCGACCAGATCAAGAACAAGGAACGCTTTGTCAATACCCACCTTGAATACTTGATGAACCAGGTGCTTCTCGGTCGTGAAATGCGTGTCGCTGGCATTGTGCAGAACACTTCGAACTATGGCGACAGCTTGACCCATACCTACGAAGCTGCTGAAGGTATCGGTGCTTCTGGTTTCGATATCGTGGAAGTGCTCCTCGACTACCTCGAAAAGCCGCTGGCACGTCCAAACATCATTGGCATGAACGCCTTTGTGTGGGCGAAGCTCCGTACCGACCCGAACATTCTCAAGGCCATCTACCCGAACAACAACGGCGGCGGTGTCGCTACCCGCGAACAGATCAAGGCGTTGTTCGAAGTCGATGAAATTCTCGTTGGCGAAGCCCGCGTGAACACGACCAAGAACGCCAAGAATCCGACTCTCGCACGTTGCTGGGGCAATAACATTTGGGCGCACTACTCCGAACCGCTTTCCAACCTCAAGGAAGGCATTGCATGGGGTATGACCGCACAGGTGGGCGAACGCTATGCCGCAATCGTCGAAGACGAAAAGATCGGTCTCAAGGGTGCCGAAGTCATCAAGGCCGGTTTCTACCAGACGGAAGTCGTGGTTGGCAAGGATGCGGGCTTCCTCTTGAAGGACGTGGTGAAGACCACCTAAGGTTGAATGATGAACTACTGCACGCTCGAAGATATACGGGGCCATATTTCCGAAGCCCGCCTTGTCGAAATCACCGACGACACGCACCCGAATGCCACGGGCAGTGTCCAGGCGACGGTCGTGGAAAAGGCTATCAACGAAAGCAGCGACATAATCGATGCCTATATTGGCAAGCGGTTCAAGCTGCCTTTGCCCGGAATCCCGAGCGTGCTGCGTACCATCTGCGTTGACCTTTCGATTTACAACCTGTATGAACGCGTAACGGAGATGGATATCTCCGAAGGGATGAAGCTCCGTTACAACAACGCAATAAAAATGCTGGAACGCATTGCCGAAGGCGAAATGTCTATCGGTATCGCTCCAGAAGAACCTATCGCAGAAACGGGATTTGCGGTCGCCTCGAATGGCCGCGAACCCATGTTCTCGATGGAATCCATGAGGTTCTGATGCCTGTAGCTATCTCGAATTGCTACGTCATTGAAAAGGCTATCAAGGACTACCTCTGTGGTGACAATACGCCTATGAAGTTCAAGGCTATTGACGTGCAGAGCAATATTTCAGCGCTTTCCCGTCCGGGGCTTGCTTGTGCGGTGATGTCCGGTGACTTTACCGAGGCTGATTTTAGCGGAAGGATCGAGGAAAATGCAAAGATTGTCGTCTCGCTTGTTTTCAAAAATGTCGCAAGCGAAGAGGAACGCCGCAAGATAGCGCACCCGGCGGTAAGCTACGTGATAGGCAAGCTCCACAATAACGATGTCGGGCTTGACATGAAGCCCTTGAGCGTGGCACGTTGGCGCGATGTAACCACCGCCGAGCATTTGACTATCGCATGCATGGTGGTCGAGATTGAATTTACGACGCAGTTCACGGTAACGCCTGAGTCTGCCGAACAGAACTACAGGGAACTGCTTTCTATCAGCTCCACGTTCAAGAGTGAAACGCCTGGACACGAAACTCTTGCAGAGGGCAAAGTCATTTTCAAAGAGGTAAACAATGAACCTGAGTCCTAACATTCCCGAAACCATGATTCCTGGTTCTTACACGGGATACAACTACTACGCGGGCCCGAACGGTCTTCCCGCCAACATCCAGAAGGTGCTCCTCATTGGCGACAAGTCGTCTGCGGGCAGCATCGCTGCGAACAAGCCGACGGAAGTCGCTACCGAGCAGGAAGCAATCGCTCTCGCCGGTTCGGGTTCTGTGCTCATGCAGATGTACAAGGCTGCAAAGAAGGCTTGGAAGTATGCACAGATTTCGTTCCTGTGCTACGAAGTCGCTGCGAGTTCTGCCGCCACGTGGGCGTTCACGCTTACGGGCACAGCAACTGCAGCGGGTCAGGTTGGCGTGGATTGTAACGGCGTTCAGTTCGTGACCGGTGTTGCCAAGACAGATACTGCCGCTGCTATCGCCACGGCTCTCGCAGCTGAAATCAACAACACCCCAGACGCTCCATTTACCGCAGCTGCCGATTCTGGAACTGTGACGCTTACTGCCAAGTGCAAGGGTGCATACATTTCTACGGCTGCGGGAGGCCTCAATGTGAGCGCTATCAGCACCGCAACGGGTGTAACCGCTGGAAATGTTACAACTACCGCAGGCACGGGCACTGTGAACCTTGAAACGGCTCTTGCTGCCGCCTTCCCTGAACGTTTCCACATCATTGTAAGCCCGGTGAACGATGCGACCAACTTGGGCTACCTCAAGACGCATCTTGATGCCGCAGCCGCTCCGCTCGAACAACGCGGTCAGCGTGCCGTCTGTGCAATGGTTGCCGCTCCGACAATGGACGGAACGACACTCGTTAGCGGTGCAGCGACTAACGCGGCCAATGTGGCAAAGGCCAAGAACTACGAACGTCTGCATATCGCGGCGGTCAAGAACAAGATCAACGCGACCGCATGGGAAATCGCTGCGGGTCTCGGTGCAATTTTTGCAAGCAACTCCAAGCCGAACGTCCCGATGAACGGCGTTGCCATTCCGGGGCTTGCGATTCCGGATGTCGAAGACAAGTGGAGCGGCGAAGAACAGGATGTCCTGCTTTACGGCGGCGTGATTCCACTGGTGGAAGAAGATAGCCAGCTCTGCATCGTGCGTGCCGTGACCACGAAGAGCAACAACAGCGGCGTTCGCTTTACCAAGCTTATCGACACGGGCGTTATCGCTTCGCTTGACTACTTCCGCGATGCAATTCTTTCTACGCACAAGGCGAAGTTCAAGAACAAGGTCATCCACGCACTCCTTGCGGACTCCATCAACGAAGAAAACAAGAAGGTGGCCAAGGATCTTGAAGATGAAGAAATTTTGCGTTACATCGACGATTACGCGGACCAGTTCATCACGCAGGAATCGAAGAACGAACCGGGCCGCATGCTCTGCCAAATCCCTGCTCCTGTCGTGCCTGGCCTTAATCAGATTTACAACACCATCGACCTTTATCTTTAAGGAGTGAACCATGAGAATTACTTCTCTTTCTCTCGTCAAGGACGGTTCTGAGATCACCGACTTCTCGAAGTTCAAGGAAAACGAAATTGAAACCACCCAGACCGTAGAACACTTCAACGGCGAAGACTTTGTAAAAGTGCCGAAGAAATACGGTTTCTCGGTCACGTTCTTGCCGAAATCGGGAGCAGACCTCGATTGGGTTGCCGAAGAAGACAAGAACGACAATGGTTGGACCGTGATTGTGAACTACGTAGGCGGCTCGAAAGTCACGTTTACCGGCGTGCATCTCCTCAAGTCCACCCCGAACGAGATTGACGGCAAGACCGCCAAGGAAACCCAGCTCGAATTTTACGCCGCTAGCCGCAAGGTAAGCTGATGAGTGGGCTTTCTGATAAAATTCGAGATGCTCATGAAGCTGCTGAAAAGGTCGATGTCGCGGAATCTGCGATCATTGACCAAATCAAGAATGCCCACGAGGCCACCAAGGATATTGAATGGCCAGGCATTCCCGGTTTGAAAGTGCGCATGAGGCTCTTGACTGTTTCCGAAGCCCGCAAGGCGAAGGTCGATAACCAGCAAGAGTTCAAGCGTGACGGTATCGAAATCGGCATGCAGAACCTGGCGGATTACCGCGAACAGGAAGCTGTGCACGGTATGTGGCGGGCTTTCTCCGACCCTGAAACGGGAAAGCCGATTTTCAAGAGCGCCGAGCACATGCGAACCTTGTGCACCAATGATGAACTAAAAGCCTTGTGCGATTCCTAC